ATTTTATTGTTGGATGCGTTACCAAGAACCAAACAACCATAAACTGAATCTGCTACAAATCGAGTAGATAATGAAGCTAAGTGATAATCTGTTTGCACTCTAGCTTGCATACCTGATGCGTAAGCAATGTTTAAAGCATCTCTATGTACTAGAAATCCTGATAAATGCTCACTTTCGTCTGCACCTGATGCACTTGTGAAGTTACCTTTAGGTGTACTTGTTGTGACTGCTGTTGCAGAGTCTGCACCATAGTCAACAAAGTGATTTGAAATAACTACA